TTTCTGATTTGCTGTCAAGAAATTTTAGTTCCCCCTTTTTACTTTACTGAAATAAAAGTCCCGCCATTCGACCGTCGGGATTTTTTATTTTATAAAGTATTTGCTTTTCAACAACATCCAAGCTACATATGGTTCGGCGTATTATTCTGAAGTTACTCATTCAATGATGATGCCTACTGACATTGAGGGTAAAACAACTGGAGTTTTTGAAAAGACAATTTATGAATTAGTGAAATGAATTCCCACTGCGTGTAAGTGGGTATACTTGCCTAAATTAATTTTATGACAAATAAAGAAATAAGAAAAATAATTGATGAAAATGGAGTATCTGATGCCGTGCAATCATGGTATTATGATGATACAGAATTAAATGAAAAAAACGAAAGGGTAAAGAAAAAAGAATCGTCATCTCCGATTGATATGTTTGTTCAGGGCTTTGGATATGCTCAAAATTATTTTAAAGAAAATCCTTCAAAGCTGAATGAATAAATAATTATAACTTTAACAAAAAAAATCATGGTACAACGTAAATACGGTTGGAAAAAAGATAAACCCGATGAACGGGATTTTAAATATTCCGCTGAGTTACTTTTACCTATTAAAACAGTTTACTTAAATCCGGATAACGGATATAAGGTTCCTCCGGTTTGGGATCAGAAAAATCTCGGAGCCTGTACAGGGTTCGGATGGGCATTTCTTATTCAATTTGATTTACTTAATAAAAACTTTCAGAACGCACCGGAACCTAATTACAGCCCGTCTCAACTTTTTATTTATTGGTGGGAAAGATTTATCGAAGGGACGACAGATGAAGATTCAGGAGCCGAAATAAGAGACGGCGCAAAAGCTGTGAATAAATACGGCGCATGTGATAGTATTTACTGGCCATATATCGAACAAGCAGCTTACGAACCACCAACACCCGCAGCAGTTGAAAACGCACTTTTGTACAAAAGTATTCAGTACAAGAAATTAAACAATACAAACAAGCAAATGCTTGTCGATGCTTTACAAAGAGGATTTCCTATTGTTTTTGGTATGACGGTTTACAGTTCATTTGAAAGCGATCAGGTTAACGAGACAGGCATCGTTCCTTACCCTCTAAATACAGAAACAGTCTTAGGAGGGCATTGTATGGCTATTGTAGGCTATCACATGGGCGAAGGGGACGACGATACATTTATTGTGAGAAACAGCTGGGGTAAGGATTGGGGAGCTCATGGAGGGTACTGTAGAATACCGACAAGGTATTTATGTGAGGCATCGCTTGCATCTGATTTTTGGATATTACAGTTAGTGGCATAAATAGTTTAACTTTACTTTCAAAAAATGTTAATATCAATTATTCTTTTAGTAGTTGTTTTATTTATTTTAGTAAATACTTCAGCTCCCAGCCCGAACAGATTTATTTGTAATGTATTGTATTGCTTGTAGCGGCAATAATAATGGCAATTTTAGATGTTACGGGGTATGTTCATATTAAATAAAACATCAACGATTAATCAGCGATAAATGGCTAATAATCCAAGACATAAGGAAAACCTTAAAAATTTTCCTAAAGGTGTATCGGGTAATCCGAAAGGTAGACCTAAACTTCCTGACTTAAAAGAAATCCTCGCAGAAGTCTTAGGAACCGAAAAGAACGGCAAAACAGGCACGCAAAGGATAATTGATAAGTTGCAGACAAAAGCCGAGAAAGGCGATATAAGAGCAGCTGAATTGATTATGGATAGAGGTTACGGAAAAGTAAAAACTCCAATAGATGTTACTACTCTCGGCGAAAAGATAACACAGGTTCAAGTTGAAGTTATCCGAAATGAAAGTAAAGATTAAAACAAATATTATTTATGATCTGCTTTCAAACTCCAATAAAAGAATAACGGTTTGTCAGGGTGGGACACGCTCAGGAAAAACTTATAACATCCTCATTTATTTTGTCGTTAAACTATTAACAGAAACAGGCAAAGTATTTACTATCTGTCGTGAATCATTACCATCAATCAAGGGTTCAGTTCTAAGAGATTTTATTAAGATATTAAATGAACTTCAGCTATTCGTTGATCAGGATTACAATAAGACCGAGCAAATCTATAATCTTAACGGCAATCTTATTGAGTTTGTATCTATCGATCAACCGCATAAAATACGCGGAAGAAAAAGAGATTATCTTTTCATCAATGAAGCTAACGAATTAACTTATGAAGATTGGATGCAGCTTATCTTCAGAACCACAACAAAAGCAGTAATTGATTATAACCCATCAGATGAATATTCCTGGATTTATGACGATGTTATTCCACGCGAAGATGCAGACTTTTATATTACTACTTATAAAGACAATCCATTTTTACCACAGGATTTAATAAATGAAATTGAGAGACTAAAAGAAGTTGATGAAAATTACTGGAAGATTTACGGGCTTGGTCAAAGAGGTCAATCTTCAGAAACTATCTATACGCATTGGACAGTTTGTAAAGAACTGCCAAACAAGGGAGAAATAATCTATGGGCAGGATTTTGGCTATAATGTAGCATCAGCATTAATCAAGATTGAACTTTACGAAAACTCAATTTATTGCCAGCAACTATTATACGAAACAAGACTCACAACTTCCGACTTAATCGAAAAATATAAAATATTAGGATTAAATTCTTATGATGAGATATTCTGTGATGCTGCCGAACCAAAGACCATTGAGGAACTTTGCAGAGCGGGTTACAATGCGAAACCAGCAGATAAAGACGTTACCGAAGGAATCAGGAAGGTAAAAAGCATGAAACTTTTTGTTACTGATGATTCCGTTGATACGATTAAGGAACTCAGAAACTATAAATGGAAGATTGATAAGAACGGCAAAGTATTAGATGAGCCGGTTAAATTCAACGATCATAGTTGCGATGGGATACGTTATGGAGTATTCACTAAACTTTCTGTTGCTCAATTAACATGGGTAGCTATGTAATTTATTTTTCGTAAATTCAACTAACTCATACTACGAGATGGCAAACCCAATACAAAGATTTCAGGCAGCAATTCAGGCGTTCAAAAATCCCAATAGCGGTTACAATTCAGCCAATTTCGGCGATAACATTAATTTCTCTTTAAATACTCCAATCCCTTTTGGCGGACCGGCTATTTACCCGAATCCTAATGCGCTCAGGTTTATTCAGGATGGTTATTCAGGCAATGCTACTGTTTACACGATAGTCTCAAAGATTAGTCGAAAGTTCGGAATGTTGCCGCGATATGTTTATGAGGTCGAAGATAAAAGTATGGAGCAGAAAGCAGTCAGACTAATGAAGAACATGGGTGTAAAAGTGCAGCAGAAGAATCTTACAAAACTTATCAACTATCAAAAACAGGCATTCAGGCAATATAAAACTCCACTCGAAAGAAAAGCATATAATGAAAATATTGTCGAATCGCCGTTATCTGAATTACTTTTCAGACCGAACGAATGGCAGGGCCAGGATGCATTCTTTGAATTACTCGCTACTTACTATCTAATCACCGGTGAAGCGTTTATTTGGCTTAACAGAGGCGATATCGAAGGAATGTTAGATGAGAATGCTAATAAAATGCCTGTCTTAGAAATGTTTGTTCTTCCATCACAATGGATGGAAATATTACCGGATCAAAATGACGTTTGGGGAGTTGCAGGATATTATTTTCAGATAGGTGGAATAAGAAGATTTATCAGGAAGGACGATGTTATTCATTGGCGAATGCCAAATCCTAATTTTGAAGCATATACTAGGCGACATTTAAGAGGATTCAGTCCGCTCGATGCAGGTAATAAACTACTCACTCAGGATGAATCCGCAACAGATGCATCAGTAGCATTAGAACAGAATTTAGGATCGCGTGGTGTGATGTTCGATAAGACTTTAAAATTAACACCAACTCAGGCATCACAAGTTAAAAAAGTAATGGATGAAAAAGTTAACAGCAAAGATTTGAGAGGAAATATAGCTCAGATTCAGGGTGATTGGGGTTACATAGATTTAAGTATGACCGCTATCGAACTGGACTTAGAAAACGCCAAATCTTCAGTATTTAAACGGATTTGTAATTTATACGGAATTTCTCCTGATCTGTTCATGGCAGGTACAACTTACGAGAATACTATACAAGCCATTAAAGACCTCATTACAGGCGTTTGTTTTCCGATGGCATGTTCACTAAAAGATGAGATGAATAGGGTGCTATTGCCCGCATTTGGGCTTGACCCGAAGAAAATAACGCATGACGTGGATATTTCTGATTTAAGTGAACTACAGGAAGATCAAGAGGCACTTACAACAAGGAACGTTCAGAAATGGTGGACTACTCCAAATCAGAAACTGGCATCCGAAGGCGAAGAAGAATCAACTGATCCTTTGATGGATAAAATATGGGTTGCAAATAATTTAGTGTTGATGGACGATGCAGGTATGAGTGACCAGATGCCAACGGATAGTTTTGATCCAAGTAAACCTGACTTTAGCAAAAACAGTCAAAATGGAAATCAGTCAAACCTTAATGGAAAGGATAAATCAAATGGCAATGGAATATTACCCGCTGATAAATCCAAAAACCAATGATAGTTATTGTTCGCGCACATTAGAAGAGCATGCCAGAGCGAGATTAAGGATGATCAAAGCAGTAATAAAAAAAATTCAATATGCTGAGGAAAAAGATTTGAATTTAATTTTCGAGTTATATAAACCTTAATTTATGGTTGATATTTCAGCATCGGGAAGTAAAATAATAATCACAAGTGGAACCATTCCTTCATGGACTTCTTTCCCTAAATTTTGCACTTATAATTTTGATATAACCAATATTCTTTCGTTCCGGTTTCTC